AATTGATTTTCAAATAACTGTGCACAGTTTTCTTTTACACTACCATCAAGACCTTCAAGTAAACCTATTTTGTCCCAACGGTTTGTAATTATTTCTCTTTGCTCTCTAAGTTGTTTAAGACCAATGTTTCCAACTTCGGCACTTTCAGTTAAAAAACCCATTTTTTTAAATTTAATTTATAATTATTATTTATTTTCTTTTACCAAAATCGTCTACATATTTCATCAAGTTTTTAATTTTTTCAACATGAGTATTTTTATAGGCGGTTTTTTCAACAGCTTCATCCACTAAAAGTTTTGCTGATGAATCAATAGTTTTATTCAATTTATCTTCAACTGATTCAGTAATAGTTTTCTTTTCACTTTTTGTCATTTCTGATAATACGTTAGTATAAACTTTTTCTGATTCTTCAATTGAATTAACTTTTTTGAATTTGTCAATAATTTTTACTTTGTCTTCTGAAGTCAGTGTTAACTGTTCATTAACAAGTAAATTATTAACATTTGCTAAGTTTGTATTAAATACAGCCATTTCACTTAGCTGATTTCTGTATTTTTGAAGGACACCCTTATAATTTTCAACGAGTTTTTCAATTTTATTATAACCTTTCTTATACTCATTTAATTCTTTGGTTGTCTTTTTATTATCTTCAAGTAAACTTGTTATCCTTTTTTGATAGTCTTCATTACGTTTGGCATAGCGATATTTATTTTCCTTGTACTGAGCACCATATTCTTTTCTTGGAAGGTCTTCAGCACCAGTCTTTTTATTTTGAGCAAGTGAAGAACCATGTGATTCATCAACATCTTTATCTTCTTCTCTTTTTTCTTCTTTTGATTCTTTAGAATCATCTTTTTTATCAACATCCTCTTCTTTTTTCTCTTTTATAGTTTGAGGACTAAGATCACCTTTATGCATTTTATCAATAACGGCAGGATCAGGACCTTTATCATGGAGTTCTGAAACTTCATTTTCATCAATAGATTTACCCTGTTCTTTACTTGGATTTGATTTTTCTTTGAAAGGATCAACTTTTAACTTAGCTTCACCTTCATTTACAGTTCCTTCTTCTTTGAAAGGATCACCCTTTTTATGGGCAACGAACATTTCATAAAGTTCATTCACTTTATCTTCACCAAGTTTATCTCTAAAGGTTTCTCCATAGATTCCACTCATACTTTCATTAAATTGTGCACCATATTCTTCGTGCATTTTTTTCTCATCCATTTCTTGTACCATTTCACCGATTTGATTATAAATGTTTTTTAATTTTGTTGAAAATGGGAGTCCTTTATCTTCTGCATTATTAGCAGCTTCACCCATTTCATTTGCCATGCCCTGCATTTCTGCAAGTTCTTTTTCAATGTCTTCCATTGTAATGTCAACTTCATTACCGTCTTTTTTAGGTTCAACATTAAATTCATCATTTGGATTTGCATTATCATATGCATTTTCAACTTCTCCTAATGATGTTTTAGTTAAATCAACAGACTCATTTACCTTACCATCCTTTTTGTCATTAACAGACTCATTAATTTTACCTTCTTTAGCAGGTTCTTTATCTTGTGGTTCCTTTTTATTATTAGAAAGTTTTTCAATTTCTTCTTTTAACAAGGCATCGAATTTATCGGGAAGTTCCTTTGCAAGTTTTTTCATTGCATTTTTATCAGCAGCTTCTAAAATATTTTTCATATCATCAGATGCTTCTTCCAATACTGATTTTTTAGTTTCATTTGCCATATTAATATTTTGATATATTTCTTATATGATAATTTTTATATAAATACATTTAATTTGACAAAAAGTACAAAATTTTATAAAAATTGGTTTATATTTATTATTTTTAGGTGCAAATTTTTAGTTTTTTCTTTTTTATATTTTAAAGAAGGAATTTATTTATTGCTTTAATTATTTTAGATTGTTCTTCATTAAGAAAAGTTTTATCTAATATATGTGCTTCAGTAAATGAACCACCACCAAGTTCCATTTCGTTTTTATCAGGAAATAAATATGCACCCGGAGTTGATGGTGATGCAACTAAATCAAAACAAATAAGTTCAAAATCTGATTGTACAATATGTTTACCATTAACTTCTTTTAAAGTACCAACTCCACGAGAAGAAATCCCAAGTCTAATCCCTAATGATAAATAAAGCAAAATTTTATCACCAATAACTGAAGCAATACCATATTTTAAAAATCCGGGAGTAACTATAAGTCTTAATTGTCCATATAGTACATTTTCATCTTCCCCACTGCCCCACCACATTTTTTTAATTAAATGTGCAATATCTGCAAGAGAAACTACGCTGGAATTACCAGTCCAATGCGATTTACCTTTAACCATAACATAAAAATTTCCATTAGGAACTCTAACACAGGCAATATAATCATTAAAAATAATTTTCTCTATTTGAATTGTTCTTTTATCTAAGCAAATATATTTTGTTTTTGAAATATTTAAATTATATTGTAATTTTGAATTTATTGATTTAATAATTCTTTCTTCTTTAATAATTTCTTGAGTTCCATCTTCAAAAACAACAATTTTTTCATCTACAATTTTTCTATCTTTTGGTTGATATGTTGTAATATTACCAGAACCACCAATTTTGATTAATATTTCATGTAAATCATTAATTAATTTTTCTGATGTTGAAAAAACGGATTCTTTATTAGACCAATTAGTGTGTTTTGATTTAACACTTCTGCCATCTCCCATTTGAAACCAATTAAAAAATATTTTTAATAAATCAGATGATGCTTGCTTCATTTCTAATGGAATATATTTTTCTGATGATGAACCCAATGGATATAAATATTTATATAATCTAGCATCTGATATATGATATTGTGTTTTACCATCAATATGTTCATTTATCCAAAATTTAAAAGGTAATAAATTTAAAAGATTTAATATTTTTTCTTTTTTATTTTTTTCTTTTTGTGTAATACAAACATCAAATCCTCTACTTTTTCTTTCAAGTTTAGATTTAACTCCAGAAGAATGCCCTTCTGAAAGATATATACCCATAAATGCAAACCAATCTTCTGATTTTATTTTTATTGGGGATATATATTTTTTCCTTAATTCCCTTTTTATTCTTTTCCCTAAAAAATCATTAGAAACACCATTTAATATAAAATAATCATTATATTCTCCTATCCATTCAGCAGTTTTTAATATTTTATTTTTACCGGAAGAAAAGATATCTCCAACATCATTATATATTTCTTCTGCTGTCATATTAAATCTAACTCCTTTATTGTCTTCAAGTAAAAATCTATGATTTGGAGTTACTGTTAATTCAATATTAAATTTATTAGAAAACTTATACATTAAACCATTATATTTTTGATAAATTTTCTTTTCTATTTTTTGAATTTCTATCTGATTTGTATTTGTATTTAGTGTTAATATTTCTTCATTTTCAGAAATATCTTTAAAATTTTTCCACCCATTTTTTGTACAAATCATTGATTCTGAGGCGTTTATGCAATCAGGATGATCAGCCTGGCTTATTGCTGAATTTGTTTCAACCAATTTTCTATATTCTTCAACTTGTGGAACTAAAACTTCTTTAGGATATATTCTGCCATTTTTATTTTCAGTACCCCATTTTTGTAAAATACAGTTAATATATATAGGTTCAAAAGGTTTAATTTTAGTTAAATCTAAAACACCTTCTGTTAATAAATTAGCACTTCCTTCTTTAATATCAAGAAAACCAGCATCTTCTTCTATCAAAATACCAAAACCAGTTTCACCCTTTTGTAATATTTTACTCATATTTTTCTTTTATATAAAAAATTTTCATTATTTATAAGATTTTATTATAAATAGTTTTTCATTTTAATAAAATTCACATAATTACCCTATTCTTTTTATAGTGAAACTATTTATATAAAATGTTATTTAATGGCAGCAAACGAAACTAGTAATATTATATTTATTGATCCTAATCAAATTAATTCTCCTAATGACGCTACTTCTCCTAATTTTTATAATGGAGTACCTCAATATGAAAAAATGTTTATTTTTGTAGAATTAATCGCAGTAAGAAGAGGAAGATCGTCAATAATAAAAACACAAGCAGGAATAACACAAAAAACCGAAGGATTGGGAAATGATATAATAATTAATATGTTAGGAGTTGATCCGCAAACAAAAGAATTTACTACAAGATGGGCAAATATTACTACTTTATCAGAATCTCCATATGAAGGATTTGGTATTACTAATATAAATGTTAATGTTAACGCTTCTTTTATACCCCAAGTAATCATTGATTTTCTTGATATTCGTGGAATGGCAATGGCAAATAAAGGAAAAGATTCACCATATTCAATAATATTTGATTTTCCTCCGGCATTTTTTCAATTAACTTTAAAGGGATATTATGGTAAAGCATTAACCTATGATCTGCATTTAGTTAAATATTCCATTGATTTTGAAGGTACAACTGGTAATTATAAAATACATGCTGAATTCATTGCAAGAACTTTTGCACCATTAACAGACGTTTTATTTAAATATGTGGAATATTTTCCATTATTAAAATATGGTACTTATATACCAGTACCAGAAACAATCAATACCAGTGCAAAAAATCTACCGAAAAGTACTTATGAATTATTAAAAAAATTAAAATCTTTATATGATCAAATAGGTAAAGTAAAAAATGAATCACAATTAGCAAAAGAACAAAAAGAAGCTGTTGAGCAACAAAAAAAAGCATCTAAAGTATATTACGATATTCAAAATTTTGCCACAAGATTAAATGATATTTTAAAAAATGACACAATTTTAGCTATTATTGATGTAACAAAATCACCCGATTCAGATACTGATTTTTTTAGAAAAATTAATGATATATCTGATTATGCAACTGTAATTAGATCAAGTGGTATTAATACAATAGATACTAATTTTCCAAAAAGATTACATTTATTAATTAAAAGATCACCTATAATATCATTAGTAACAAATATAACAGAATCTCAAAGAAATGCAAGAGATAAATTAATCTCAGATGCACTTTTAATAGAAAGAATGTATTTGTTAAGAGAAGGTTATGATTTAAGCAATAGTAACATTAATAAAGAACCCAATAGTAATGATATTCTTCCTTCTAAAGAAGCTACTGATAATAATATAATTATAAACAAACCTATAATAACTTCATCAGAAAATGCTACTTATACTAATTATTATCTAAAACCAATTACTAATATAAATGATGGTAACGAATATTTTGGCATTGATGTAACTCCCTTTTATCAAAAAATATATAATATTTGGAATCAAAGTAATGAAAATGCTATCAGTAAAAAAGAAGAAATAAGAAATAATATTAATCAATTAGCAAAGGATTCGCTTGGTGGTAATCTACCAACACTATATTTTATTTTTACAATTTTATGTAATGATGTAGATACTTTTTTTAATATATTAAGACAATCAGCAAAAGATGGAGAAAACCATCATGAAAAATATAAAGATCAAATATATACAAAGGGAGGTTATATAAAAGATACTAAAATTGGAGCATATCCAAGATTAGCTAAAGAACCAAACTCACCATCAATAGGTAATTCAAATGTTAATCGTTTGGTAAGAGATATACCATCACCAAAAAATTTACCAAATGTTCCGGTTACATTTCCTGAAGTTGTTCTTGTCGATACATTTATAGAGAAATTTGTTGATATTCTGAAAAAAAGACAAACTGAAAATTTAAAAACACAAATAGATCAAAATCAAACAAATATTTGGATACCAGTAACTCCAGTAGATAGTATGCTTTACAATGATGATAATTATAATTCACCATATTATAATTTATATAATACAGAAACTAATAATTCAATAAATAATATATATTCAATTATTTTGAATAGATTTTATATTGCATCACAATATACATATCCTTATAGTTTTTATATAGAAAATGTTGGAAAAGGTATTGATAAAAATTTAAAAAATTTAATTAATTTTGTTGCTGGAGCAGAAGCTGTAAATCTTGTAAATTCTCTTGCAGAAAAAGATATAATAAATGCATTAAAATTAAATGCAACTAAATGGTCTACTAATCCAAATGGATTTTATGATGAATTAAAACAAAAAAATATTTCAAATTATAATAGAATAACTACTAATACAACTTCACCATATATAGAATTAGATAATAATAATCAATTATTTAGAAATAGAATTAATAATTCATATTTACCATTTAAATTGTTATATAATAATGATTTAAAAAATATAACAATAAGAGCAGATGGTGTTACCACATCCAAAGATACTGCTCCTGTTGATAATTATATAATTAATAATACAAAGGGATTTTTTAATTATATTAATAATATATTAGGATTAGAAGTTCCAATTAAATTTACTAATGAAAATATTTTATATTCTAAAGAAGATGATTATAACAGTACTAATAGATTTAAATCAAATTATTTCTATCCCTATTATTCAAATTTCATTAATATTTGGTCATATATATTATCCGAAAAAACAAAAATAACGTTTTCCGGATCATCTTATAATATTTCAAATGATATAAGATTTAAAAATATTCTTGAAGAAACAATAATAACATCAACAGGATATACAAATAACGCAAAAGCATTTATAATTAGTTCTAATTTTTTATCTACTATTGGAATATTTACTAAATCTTTAAAAACTGCAAAATTAATAAAAGATTTAAAATATATTATGCCAATGTTAATAGAAGCTCCAAAATATGTTTTAGCATACATGGGTGGGCTCGTATTATATGATTCAAATAAAAATTTTAAAGATGAAATAGATAGATTTTTTTATCAAGATATTGGAAAATTGACAATATTATATGAAAATGCTGGAAAACCAACCACAATGCAAAGCAGGTTATATGTTTCAAATATTGAATTAAAATATATTAATAAATTATCAAAAAAAGATAAAACAATATTTCTAAATTATTTTAATGATTTTGTTAATGGTTCTGATTTTAATGAAATAAAAAGAAATTTTATAACATTAATAGAAACAGTTAATGATCCACTAATACTTGGAATCCAAAATAAAGAAAAATTATATCAATCTTATTTAAATGATCAACTTAAATATGGTATAATACCAACAAATTTAAGTGAAAAACTTGGTATTTTAAATTTAACTGAATTAACCTTTTCAGATTTGCCTAATGAAACCGAAGAATTTAAACCATTATCTTTAATTACTACTGAAGGAACTAAAATTGGGGGGACAAAAATAACTCCAGCAGTTATTAATAAAATAAACGATTTTTATTTTAAAGAATTCTTTAGAATTTTAAGTATTAATTTAACCAACAGTATTGAAAAAATAAATAAAACAGATCAAACCTATGAAGCTGCAATTGATGATAATGATATCAGAACACAAACTTATTATTCATTTAAATCAATTAACGATAAATGGATAGTGGGTCCAATTTCAGCTAAAACTAAAAGTAATAATAATTTTGGTTATGATGATACAATAGGTTACCCCTTTAATCAAAACGGAAAAAAATTTATTGATAATTTTATGTTCGTTGATAGGGCAATGAATCCAATTGGTAATGATTGTATTATTAATGTAGAACCATTACTTGATATGGAAAAAAATTATGATATTAGTATTTTTACCGTTATGTCAAGACTTTTATCATTAAATGGTTTTGAATTTTTTCCATTACAAAATTTTATGGTTAGTGATAGAGGTGATTGGGAAAATTCATTTAAAATTTTTGAGACTGCAAATTCAAATGCAGTTCCGGCATTTGTTTGTATGTATCTTGGTGGGGTATCAAAAACTTTGAATAGTGATGAAAGTTCTGCTTATGATGACGATGGTATTTTAGACCTTGAAAAAGAAGGTGCAGATTTAAAAGATTTTAAAAATAATGAATATCCCAATGTAGTAGAAGTAAATGATAAACCAGAAATAACTGGTGGAAACAGAAAATATCCTTATGGAAAAGTACGTGCTTTTAGAATACGTTTTGCCGAACAAAATCAATCCCTTTTTAAAAATATAAAAATTGATTCAAGGGAATATCCAGAAACAAATGAATCATTAGCTATTCTTTCAAAAATTGCTGGTGATGAAAATAAATCTACTCCACCAGCAAAGGGACAAAATTTATTTGCTATTTTTGAAAATAGATCATATTCAGCAACTATTGATATGCTTGGTGATATGATGTTACAACCTACACAATACTTTCAATTAGAAAATATTCCAATTTTTAGCGGAGCATATATGATATTGTCTGTTGAACATAATTTTATTCCAAATCATGCAACTACAGCATTTAAAGGCGTTAGAATTTTAAAATATCCAAATCCAATTGTTACTGATTTTGCTACATCATTTGGTGTTATATCAGATACAGCTGATGATTCTGAAAATAATATGCCTATATTTAAATCATCTTTTGGTGATCAGGGGGCAATATCAATACCAAATCAAGCAAAACATAATGCAATGTTTGATTTAAAATTAAAACCAGATTATAATCAAGAATGACATGCCACACATTTTATTAAAACCAGAAGGTAAAACATTTATCAAAGAAATGGGGAAAAAATGGACAGAAATTAATGGTAGTAGGTCTATGATAGAAGGAAAACATAATTACGGTTTACCTTTTAGTAGTGTAAAAACCGATCCATCAATTATTTGGAAAGCAAATGTTATTGATTATAATGGTAATATCATTGTAAACAATACACAATTTGCAGAATTTTTAATACAATCTTTTAATAACAATGCACAATTTTTAAATTTAGATGCAAATATTATTGCTGCCCAAGCATTCCATGAAAGTAAATATAAAACATGGGAATTTGCAGAAGATAGTGATGCTTCTGGTATTTCACAATTTAGAATGATAACAGTATATGATAGTATATATAATAAAAATAAAAATTTTCTTGGAACCGATGAAAAAAATAAAATAATAAAAAATTTAGAATTGCCAGATCAACCAACTTCTTGGCATGGAGTTAAAACTGTATATACTCCAGTTGATATTGAAAGACAAGAAAAAAATCGTACTATTTTACATCAAAATATAATTGATAATCCAGATATAATGATAAAATTACAATCCTCTCTTATGTCTTATATTTCAAATAATAATGGGAACTTAGCATCAAGTTCATTATTTGCATACACAACTGGAAGTGAAAATAAGAGCAAAAATTATGTGGAACTAATTAATATAACTGCAAAAAATAGTGGGAATGAAAGAGCAGAAGATGGTGTTAATTATGTTGAAAAAATATTTGGATACCTTGGTGATAGATATCATACTAAAAAAATTAAATTAGAAGATATAACAAAAGGATTTTGGTTCGGTTATAATATGGATTTTAGTTTTGATAATTTTAGTGCAGATGTTGCTTCAAGTGAAAGAGGAATAACAATAGCAAATGTTGCTGATTTAGTTCCTGAATTAAACACCGGATATATTAATGCAAAAAAGGATTTTGAAACTAAATATAAAGATCAATATATTGTTGAATTAGAATCAGTATATAGAACAGCAAGAAAACAGTATGAATTATATCAAAAGGGTAGAAATGATCGTGGTGAAATAGTAAATTCAAGTGAAGTAGAAACTCCTATTGATGGTTATGTAAGAAAAAGTTATCATAATTATTACAAAGCAAAAGCATTTGATTATAAAATTTATGATTTAGTTAAAGGTATATATGTAACCGGAGATAGAAATGATTTATCAAAATATGTTTTACATCAGGAATTTGCAGCGATGGTAAAAATATATGTTCCGAATTCAGTTTGGGGTGGAACTTTTAAAGATCATGATCCAATTCACATTGAATTAGCCTAAATTATTTTTTAATTCATAAAGATCAATAATATTTTTAGTTACAGTTTGAGGATTAAAATTCATTTTATTTATTTTATCAATACTTTCATTGATTTTATCTTCAATTCCATTTTTCCCAACACTATTTAAAGTATTAATAACATCTTTTTTCCATTCATTTAAAGCATTTTCTTTTTCAGCATCAGACAATGTTGTTATTTTCTTTATAAGATTAATTTCGGACGAACTTAAATTTGAATATTTTTCATTGAATTTATCAATAGAAAGTTTGATTAAATTATCATTAATCATATTTTCGTCAATAATAAATGCTTCATTAACTGTTTCTGGTTTTTTATTTGACATTACATAACTTAAAATATCAATAAATGATTCATGTATTAAATCAATATTAGGAACTTCATTTTTTTTAGAATTTTCATATAAAAGATTTTCAATGGCATTATATAATTTTTGTTTATTAGTATCAATTAATGCAGCATTTTCATCAATAAAACCTTCTAATTTTTTATGTTCATTAATAATCTGATCAGTATTAATATTTTCAAATAATTTTAAATTATTATCAATATAACGAACAGCAATAGCCTCATTATTAATGTATTTATTTTCAATATTATTATAAATTTTGAATTCAAGCTGTAAAATTGGAGAATGTTTAATTATTTCAAAAAATGAAGATGCAATATTTTTAGATTCATTAATATGACCATTTTTTATAAATGAATCTGTTAATTTTTTTGATATAATAGATTTAACAATACCAATATTTGTTTTCATATTAACTAAGTTTAAATATAAATAGTTCTGAAATAATATAAAGTTGATGAAATTTTACTTATTTTTATCAACATCAATTTCATCTATATTAAAATCAACTTCATCAAATTTTTTATCTTCTTTTTTTTCATTGGTAAATTCAGTTATATTTAATGTATCTGAATTTTTCAATAAATCGTTAATCTCATTAATCATTACATTTGCAGTTTTATTTAAATTACTGTTTTTTTCATTATTTTCGGAAATAATTTTTTGAGGTTCTGTAATTACTTTTTCTATATTTCCATTATGAACCAATTTTTCAAGCAATTTATTAAATTGATTTTCTGTTAAACTTTTTCTTTCATATATAATATTTGAATCTTCTTTAAATCCCATTCCCTGTCCAATTACAGGTGGAAGACTTTGTGCTGTTGGAAAATTACCCCCACCCCCTTTACCAAGCGGTTCATTTTTCCCTTCTAATCCACCTCCTAATCCACCAGCAGGTCCTAATTGATTAGCACCAGCACCCATTTCACCACCACCCATACCAGTCATACCGGACATCATTGCAGCAGCTTCCGGGTTACCATACTTTTCATCAATATCATCAAAAATTCCAGTCTTCCTAATAATAAGCGGTGAATCCTGAAGTTCTTGTGCAATTGCACGTTCCATACGTTGCTTCTTAAAATCTTCGATAATTTCTTTATCTGACATGTTAAATAATAATCTCTTTGCTTCAGTATGTGACATTGCAGCAATACCTGCCTCATTACGTGTAAGTTCAGTATAAACAGCAGCCTTTTGTTGCCATAACTCTGCTTTCAATAGTTCTTGTTGTGTCGATGGATTAGTTAATGTGAGGTTAAAATTCCCTAAGTCTTTTTCCTCAAAACCAAGATAAAATAAATGTATAATTGCTATCTTATTTAATTCTTGGATCATCGCCTGCTGTATCGTACTTACTTTTTTTGAAAATCTAACATCCTGTTGTGCAAGATTTCTACCTTCTCCAGCAGTAGCTTGATAACCTACAAATGGTTTAGGTATTCCCATACCAACAAAAAGATTGTCACGTAGATATTCTATATCAGCAATTTGATCTAGATTACTATTTTTAGTGAAAATTCCGCATGATAATGCAAAAGTATGATAATTATGTAATTCTTCATTACCATCAATTGTTATTGTACCAGTATCTTGTAATTGATCTAACCATTCAATCGAAATAATTTTATGATTGTAACATGAAATATTATTAATAAAAGAATTCCAGTTATCATAATTATAATATCTTATTAATTTTAAAACATTTTTTCTTGTAAATTTATTAAATGATTTAATATGCGGTTTATTTTTATTTAAATTAAAAAATATTTGATGAAATTTATTATTTTCATTATTAATATGATTAACAAAATTTTCTAATTTAAAATTATTTGTTAAATTTATATAATTATGTAAATAATCCAACAAAGAATTATCATATGTATATGATTGTGATATTTTTATTTTATTATTAATAATTTCATCATTTCTTACTTTTTTACCAATAATTTTCATTTTTTCTTTATATTCTTTAGATTGCATTGTTTTTCTTAATTTATCTCTTGATTCTTTTGAAAAACTTTTTTCTCTTGCTAATCTTAATGTATTTAAAAATTTGTTTTTTTCATTTTCAGTAAAATTTTTTATTCTATTTTTTTGTTTTTTACTTATATTTTCACTTCTTGCTTTTTTTTCATTTTCATTTAAATTATTATAATAATTATAAAATCCATTATTAAGTTTTTTTATTTTATTTTCCATTTCAAAATTTAAAACATTTTTATAACCAATATCAGAATGATATTTAAAATGATCTTTATATGACATATAAAATAAATTATCTGGTGAATTATCGAATCTATTAAAATTAGAATGATGAATAACTTTTTTATCTTCATTAGCATATTTATCATTATAATTAAATTCATTATGTTTATTAATTTTTTTAAAATATTCACCAATCATTCTATGTGTATAAACCCATTTATTAGTATTATGATTATAAATCATTTCATATTCTTTATCATATTTTTCTTTATTTTTATTAGAAATTATTTTTTCAAATTTCTTATTAAATGACCACATAGATTCACCAATAGTTAAATCTTTTGCTTCTTTAATTCCATTAAATTTAGTTGGGAATTTATGATCAGGTGTACATGTAATAGTTTCACCAT